CTGCATTTCCTACGAAACCATTACCAACAATTCCAACACTAACGTTGTTCATCATGATGATACCATCCTACTAAATCCTTTAACTTTTTCAAATCGAATGTGATTTTCAAATTTATCTTCCATCCCTGTCTTATGGGATATAACGAAGATGTTAGCATCCTCAATTACATATCGGATGATCTTTAAAAATTCTTCTGTACCCTGACCATCTAATGAACTATCAAACACTTCATCCAATATCATTAAGTTGGTCGAGACTGAATTTTTAAATTTAGCAACTTCCCTCCATGTAAAGAGAAGTGCTAAATCGATTCTTTGTTTTTCACCTTCACTAAACGATGCATAAGAAAAATCCTCATGTATTGGGGATTGAACGGTTTCATTAAACTCCTCATCAAGAGTAAAGTTTATGTAAAAATCCATCATCTGTAGATAACGGTTTACTTGTTGATTTATCAACGGTAAGTACTTCTTGATAATTTTAGTCTTAACTCCTCCGTCTTTCAATAGACCGAATATGAAGTTATAATATTTGATTGTGTCTTTACGACTAGCTAATGCGTCATAAGTCTCCTGGAGATTTTGCTTAAATGTTTCTAACTTGTCATGCTCAGTATTTCTGTTTTCAAGTTGACTGGTAAGTGTTTGAATTTCAGATTCCAGTTCTCTGACTTGCCTCTGACATCCAGAGACAGAAGTATTGTTTTTAGAAATGCCATGCGTGAGTTTAGTGATCTCCTTTGATAGGGTGGTAAAATGACGCTCTCGCTCTTGTTCCGTTTTAATCGCTTTTTCCAGTTTATCAAAACCAGATTGCAACTCTTTTGCCCTAGTTTGAGCGTCGTCGATTTTATTTATTCTGAAGGACTCATCTATAGATTGTGTACATGTAGGGCATGTTACATTTTCACTAAAGAACTTATGTTCCTTGGTTATGGTTGCTACCTTTTGTGATATTTTACCTCTGTAATTGTTAAGTTCTACTAACTTATCTCCAGCACCTACCACTTCTTTTAATTCTTTTTCTGTGTCATCAACACTAGATTGTAGAAGATTATTATGTTCAATATGAGTATCAACTTCAACATTAAGTACTTTAATTTTATCCTCTTTTTCTTTTATATTCTCCTTACCACGACTTTCTATTTCCTCCATAAACTTTTCTTGCATCTCTACTTTATCATTCAGAGATTCTTTCTTTAGATCTAACGTATTAATACTTTCTTTCTCAACTCTAATCTTATCTCTAATAATATTATTCATAGAAGAGAAGATTTTAATATCAAGTAAATCTTCAATAACCTCTCTACGATTTGTAGCAGTCAATTGCATGAATGGAACAAATGTACTAGACCCTAATACCACGATTTGTGTAAAAGATTTATAGTTCATCTTTAACACATTCTGCTCCAACCACTTCTGCTGATCATTAGCATTATGGGATTGATCTAATAATTTATCGTCTCTATAAATCTCAAACGTATTTGGTTTTATTCCCCTAGACACTTTCCAACTAATTGTACCAATAGAAAAATCTACTTCTACACTACAATCCTTTTCATTGGTGGCATTTATTAACTGACTCTTATTAATCTTACGGAACGGTTTACCGAACAAACTAAAAGTAAGAGCATCTAGAACCGTACTCTTGCCCGTACCATTATCTCCAACTATCAAAGTAGTTGCATGAGATTGAAAATTAATTTCAGAATATTGATTGCCTGTAGAAAGAAAATTCTTCCAACGGACTTTTTCAAATAAAATCATTCTTTGTTGCTGGCGGTATTACAATGTCATTGGGTGTAATGATGGTGTAACCAAATCCGTGGTCTTGGCACACATCAACCATCATATCAGGTTCAACTTCAATTACATGCATTTCAGGATAATCATTATCTTCTAACTGCATGGCATAACGAGATGCATCATCCTCTTGTTCAAAAAGATAGAGAATATGTTCTCCATCATCATTTTTAACAGAGTATGCACCTTCATTTTCTCTACCATTGATAGTTAGAATATACATTAAACTAACTCACATGCCTCCTGATACACATTTTGAATAGTCTCTTGTATTCTTGATTTCTCAAGATTAATTTCAGACTCTTCGATATATCTATTTAATATAGAAAGAGTATCTTCGGATTCGAAGGCTTCAAAGTCTTCGTTTTCCTGTAGTTGAAAATTCTCAACTATTTTAAGTTCATGTACATTACTATTATACAACTTATCGATGAATTTTTCAAATTTTTTAGAACTACTCTTTTTACGAACAATAACTTTAACTATCTTACCTTCTAATTCACGAGTGTCAAATGTTTGATAATTATGATCGTTATAATAAATTGTATAGAACATCCTGTAAGGATTATTAACAGGAGTATGCTCTAGAGTTTCTGTATCAAAGAAATGAAACCCTCTTGTATCTTCAAGATCATTCCAATACATCTCATAAGGATTACCCAAATAAAATACTTTACCATTATCAGATCTGGTATGGTAATGTCCAGAATAAACTTTTTTAAATTTATCAAAGAGATCAACATTGATTCCTTGTTCCATAATAAAATTAGGATGGATTCTAAATCCCTTACACTCAAGGTGACCCATGACCATAGGAGACTTTGACTTCTCAATCATCTTTAATGAATGAGTTTCATTCTCATTATTAATCCAAGGTAAAAGAAGAATATTTAAACCATCTATTTCAATCTCTGTTGCTTCAGAATAAGTTTTTATATTATCATATTCAGCAAGTAATAAATCAATAGAATTTACTTCATTCGTATTTTTATAATAGGCAGTATGGTTACCCACAATACTATGGATAGTACAACCCATATCTCTCAATTTATCATAATAATTATCCTTTGCCCATCCTAAACAAGAGAAGTCAACACCCTTTCTACTATCAAAAGTATCTCCCATATCAATAATGGTAGTAATACCTTCTTCTTCAATAGCAGGAAAGAATATATTCTCATAGAACTTAAGAAAATATTCATGAAAATGTTTTGAGTTTTTCCTCGCACCAAAATGTTGGTCGGTAATAATAGCAACTTTCATTAATCGTCGTGATCATCCCAAGGATCAGTTAAATTCTTATTAGCAAAGAATCCTCTGTAGACTCCATACCCTGCTAATAGGATAGTAATTACTGCAATTGAAATACCAAATGTGATATTAGGATTAGCATTGTAGTGTGGAATTATTGCGTTACATTTTGTCCATGTACCAGGTAGAGTATACACTGGTGGGCAAGAAAGTAATAAATCTCTTATAGCATACATTTCACTTCCTATCATTCTTTATCCTCCTTGGGGTGTAAACAAAAACTACGCTCCTCATCATACTTTCTTTCATAGTCATATCCATCTACCACCACTACTGGTGCAATGACACTATGAAACTCTTTAAAATATTCTTCTCTATTCTTTGCATATTTTCTAGTCATTAGTATCTTAATTTGGAATGAACTGCATCTTTAATTTGATTATAGTCAGCAGCATCGCCACCGTCATCTCCATAGAAGACTTCATCATAACCAGATCTTTCAAGTATCTTATTCTTAATTTCTAACTGACGTTTTTCTCTTTGTATTCTGCGGAGAAATGCATAATGTATAATCTGCGTAAAGTAAGCAAAAGGATTTTTGGATTTTTCAGGATTAAAATTATGTATGTATTGAACGCAATTTTCGATTCCATCAGAGATCATGTCCTCCTTAAACATGTAGTTTACAAAGTTTGGTTTGAAAGATAGATGATTTGCTATCTTTAAAAAACATTCCCCAATATAACGTGGGATAGGTGGTTTTGGCAACCCCCTTATCTCTGCAATTTCTCTATCTTCTCTAAGTTTGACTAGTGCGGCTAGGAACTCCTTATTATTAACGTAGTGTTCGGATCTTTTCCGTTTAGCCATAATTCGTCCTGCCATAAGCATATCTCACTATGTATGTAGATATTATAACACCTCTACACATACTTGACAAGTTGCTATTTTACCTTTAGAATAACTCTGTCAGGGTTCAAGGGAACCTCTAGCTACTACTTTTTTTATGAGGATTAGACTTATAAAGCTTTTCTAATATATCTTTAGCATCATTAACAGTCGCTAGATATCCCATCTTTCTAGAAATTTTAGGTTTGTTCTTACTATCTCTATCAGTATCTTGTACAAAGTTCTGATACATTTTAATCATATGTACATCAGATGATTCTGACATTGTAAGAACATTGTCCATATTAATAATAAACATATCTTCTCTTGTAGTCTTTAACCAAGGTTCTACTTTATATCCGATTGTCCCCGCACGAGTTTTTATTTCTGAAACAACAATAGGGTGATGAATGACTAACATAGTTCTATCTGTTTCTTCAGATGCTGCTATCTTGGCAAATACTTCTTCACCGTTTTTAAATTTGATTGTTCCGTAAAAATCGTCTTCCATATTATTTTTTTAATTGTATAGTGATTATTTCATAATTAAAGTTTTCTTCATTATAGATTTTAATTCTTTCAATGAGATGATTTAATGTATAGTTCTTACGAGAGTTATAAGTGCAGTCATCTGATATATCATATAAAATTGCCTTTACTTTGTTAGTGCTCTTCCTAAGTACTCGTCCAATACTTTGAAGATTTCGAACTCTCGATTTTGACGGTGAGGCAAAGATAACGTTATGGAGATTTCTAATATTAATGCCTGTAGAAAATGTTCCATAGGAGGCGACGATGATTGCATTGTTTTCCCTCTCGGTGATCTCCCTGATCAATTCCCTTTCATCAGCATCAACGCCACCGTGCACAAAGAATACTTTACGATCAGTTTGCTTATTATTATTTATCTTTTCGTAAAGTATTGCACCGTGAGTTTCCACTCTGCTGTATAATATAAGAGTATTACCTTTTAAATCTAATGTCAAGTTTGTTATAAAATTATTTCTTTGTTTATGACTAATAAGATATTCTATTTCATCTTGATAGGTTTCAAATTTTTGTGGAGGGTGTTTAAGGACAAGACATTGAATATCAAGTTTAGATAAATGACCTTCTTTCATTAAATCATCTGTTCTTGTCACCTTATAAGTAGGCCCAAATAACCCTTCTAATACCCACTTATGGGTCTGTGTGCCGTCTAAAGTTCCAGTGAACCCATATCTATACTTTGCATGTTCTAATTTTGTCATTATAGATACTAGGGACTTACTTTTAAATAAGTGTGCCTCATCCCCTATTATCACATCATAGTCTGTAAAAAAATTACGATCTAA